AAAGTTTTAGAGTTTATCAGCGGCTTGTATCACGAGCCGTTCGGGCCGAGTTTGACAAGGGTGATCATAACAGCGGCGTTTTTATTGTTTACTGGAGTAACTTTGTTTCTTGTTATTAAAGGCATGAGCTGGGAACATTACGATACCTTTGCTTTGGTAGCAGGTGGCGGTAGTATCTGCGGCCAGGTCGGCAATAAGTTTGTAAATAATAAGTGGCCGCAAACGCAGGAAAGGGGGTTTGTGAAATGAGTAAAATTTTTGCATGGATCGAAGAACAGCTGGGCCGTCTTGCTAACTTTTGCAGCGATGCTATCGAAGATCTGAAAGTTGCCGATGAAAAGCTTAGTGAAAAGCTGGATGAGCTGGACGATAAGGCTCGTGCTGAAATCAAAAAATATAATAACCGGCAATGTGGCAAAGCTGTTGCTGTTGGTTTTATTATCGGTGTGGTTGTGAGTTTGTTGATTAAATGAAATGAGGTAAGGTAATGAGAATTTGTGTTGATGCTGGACATGACGGCGTGAGAGATCGTGGGGCAGTTGGGCAGCGTGGCTGCCTGGAAAGTGATATTACTTTATACGCAGCGCTGGCTTTAAAAGAGAATTTGCAGGCGCGTGGGCACGAGGTTATTATGACACGTGAATTCAACGATGAGCGCTTATATTCTTTGATGCGCCGCGTGAATATTGCCAATGATGCGGCGGCAGATTTGTTTATTAGCCTGCACTGTAATGCTGCAGAGAATACTGCTGCCAAAGGTATGGAAGTTTTTACCAGCCCTGGCGAAACCAGAGCGGATCCGTTTGCAACTATGATTTATGAGGAATTGGCAGCGATGTTTCCAGATCAGGTATCGCGAACTGATTATACTGACGGTGATCCTGATAAGGAGGCACATTTTACAGTGCTTATGGAAACCAATATGCCTGCGGTGCTGGTGGAAATGGGCTTCATTACAAACTGGCAGGAGGAAGCAGAGCTGTGCGATCCTAAACGCCAGGCTGATATTGCAATAGCAATTGGCCGAGCTGTTGACCGCTATGCTGCAGAATACTGCTGATGGATAAATTTTGGAAACTTGCAGCGCTGCTTTTGGCATTTTTCCTGGGCGGGTTATGTGTATATACGTTTGGCCCACGTCAGGAAAATACGATCGTGCAAAATAACACGATCAGGGAAAAGCCTGTCTATATTACCGGCAGCACGACGACAGGCAACAGAACGGAAGTTGCTTATGTGCCTAAAGAATCTGTCACTGTTACGAACAGTGACGGCAGTACCAGGATTGCACGTGAGCGGACTGATGTAGAACTGAACGCTGCGCAGCCGAATGTAACACTGAAAGTAAACGGCGAGCAGATACACATACCGCTGCTTAGTGGGGAAAGTAAAAAGTTTGAAGCTGGCAAACTGGTATTGAACCAATCGACAGCAGCTGATATCAAGCTGGAAATACCGGTAATTGATAAAACACGGAAAAATGCTGTCAGCTACGGCTTTAACAGCCGCAGCCTTGAGGAAATCGGTTATAGACATAGATTTTCTAAAAACTTTGGTTATTATGTACGCGGTGAAGGCAGGCTGTTTACTGGGCGAAGCGAGCTTAAAGAAGGCGGCGCAGGATTGGAGTTGTATTTCTGATGGATGCGAAACTTTTAACAAGCCTGTTTATTGCAATTATGGGGACGGCGATGATGATCA